TCTTGTTCCAGATCGTGTTGACGTTCCAGTTTCAACTGTCGTTCTAAGTGTCTCTTCAAATGTTGTTGTAGTTCTATTTCCAAAAGCAGGTCGTCGTCCACCACCAGGTCTTCCAGCCCAACCTACCCATCTACCACCTACACTAGTCGTAGATCTTCTAGTAGTATCTACGGTATCAGTACCAGTCCAATTATCTTCCCAAGAATTCCAATTAATAGGTCCAAATCCTGTCTGTGGATCTACATTCATGTTGCGGGCAGCATTGTCCATGGTGGCCTGATAGTCACCTTCCATCTCAATAACCTTGGCATCTAATCTTACAGTATCAGTCCAAGTATCAGATGTTGGTGTTAATTCAAGAGTTCCTTGCCAAAAACTTATTAAGAAAGGTGTTACACTTTCAGTTCTTGTTCCAAATGATTGTTTAATATATTCAACTTCAGAATAATCTAAAGTAATAATATCACTTTTCTTCCTTATATTAATCCCCTCAGGTGCAGAGAAGTTTAAATCTTCTGTTGTATCTACATTAGTTACAGGACCAAACATTAAGTCAACTGAAGTTGTATAATGCTTTGGTCTTAATTGCTTATACTTTACATCAAGACTGTTTTTAACAATATTCTCATCTTGTCCTTTAAATGCTGTAAAATTATCAACAAAGAAACCAGATTTAAATCTATTCAAACCATCAGAATCAGCAACAAATAAATTAGCAGTATTTGTCTCTAATGTTGATAATGATGTGTAATATTCAAGATTCTTAATTCTATCATCAAGTTTCTTGATATCAACCATTCGATACCTTTGATGATCTAGATACTTGATTGATATTTGATCAGGACGGAAAATATAAGGGGGTAAAGAAAGTGAAGCAATTTCTAAAGCCTCATTAACTGGGCTAGGTCTTTCTGGTCTATCACCAGGAGTTCCATACATTATTTGGAATTTTCCATCTTTTGTTAAGAAAATCCTATCAATTCTTCCAATATAATTTGAATATGTAGTTAAAATAGCCTCATCAGATGCTAAAACATTCCCTGCAGATTGTCCTGCACCATCAAATGACCTTCCATAAAATTCTAATGGAGATCTAGAACTTTCTGCTACTGTATAATCAGATACTCTAGGTCTAATATCAAGTATATCACCAGTAAAAGTTTGATCTATACTTTTAATCTCTGTAGCATAATCAAAATCATCATAAGAATTTATTGTTGTAAGATCTCCAGTATCTGTAGAAGCATAATATGCACTCATGAAGTAAACTTTAATTCGCTTTGAAGGTGCATCAGAATCAGGATTTCTTGTTAATCTTCCATAATCATAGAAAGTCTTTTCTTGCCCTGTTCTAAATGTATAATTTGAAGAAATATTAAAACTTGGAGTATCTAAAGTAGTAATTTGTCCTTCTACATTAGATTCTTGGAATGAAACAACTTCTCCTTCTTTAAATGTAATATCATTTTTATAAAGGAAAACAATTTGAGTAGAAGAATTTGAAACTTTCTCAGCTACAATTGCAACAGCATTTGTTACCTGACCAATTATCTTTTCACCTATTAGTAATTCTGCTGTCGTTGTAGATGCACTAGTAAGTGATGAAAGAGTCATCTTAGGTGCAGATGCATCTCCAGTATCAGAAGATTCAAAAATTCCATGAATTTCAATAACATCCGGAGTATTCAAAGATATCATTTCATCTTGAACATTAGTTCCATATGGATAACTTCCATAAGTTAACCCATCATTGAAAGTTGTTGTTCCAATACCAGATCCTTCTGTAGTGGATTTAGTAACAGTTATAGAATTAACTGCATTCTTTAATTTATCTTTTGCTTTTGGTTTTAATCTTTTAACAGTGGTAACAAGAGTAGCACCAGTATCATTTGCTCCTAAATTATAAATTTGTAAAGAAGTCCCATCAGTAAAAACTAAATCCGATTGAGTTAAAGATTCAGTTTGACCATCAGATCTTATTAAAGAATATCTTTCTTCATCAAATGCTAAAAAAGTCTCACTTGATCCACAAGAAACCGCAGAAGCTAATTTATTATTGGTAATATTAACAGTATATGTTTGTCTAATTGAAATTGACGCATCTGTTAAATCAACATCAGAAATAAAAGTCTTAGGAAGTTCTGTATATAAAGTATTATCAGAAGATGCTTGAAGTTCTGTTTGTAATATCTTCAAGTCTTGTACTTCTGTACTAGCAGTACTTGTAGATAATCCACCATTAACAAATCCAGATACAGTAGTAACTCCTACAACTTCAACAGTATTAGTATTAACTGCTGTAACTCTTGCATATGTTGGATATTGTCCCATTGCAGGATCATCCCAACAAAGAAGATCATTAACTGTTGCAATCCCAACAAAATTAGGATCAGGAGCTGTTATGGTAGCAATACCACTCTGCAATGCTGCTCCAATAGTTGCTAATCCAACATGATACTCTATTGACTGCATTACGTCTGCAGCAAATGTGGAAGCAGTTCCTACAGTTTTATCATTAGTTCCAAATATTGATTTTACATTCTTTAAACTTTCAGCAGTAATTGCTATCGCAATTCTCCCATTTGGATCTCCATTAAAAATAAGTGCTTCATTCTTAATAAAACTTCCTTCTTGTTCATAAACAGTTAATCCTAATCCAGCACTAACAGAATCTTTAAGAAATGCAGTTGCTCCACTATGAGCACCTTTAATATAAGTAGGAGTAGAAAGAGTAACCGGTTGATTTATTGTAATATTAGATACTAATTGGATATCATAAAGAGAAATATCCCATTCATTTAAAGGTGGATTTGCTGAATCATATGATCCAGACTCCAATGCCATATCATAAACTCTGGCAACCCCTATTTCATTTCCTGCTACAGTTCTAGTATTAACACCAACTCTTTGATCTCTAAGACTTATTGTATAAGTATTACCAATTCCTATTGTAGGTGATCCATAAACATTATTTAATTTTAAAGTTGGACCAGTATTGTATATAATTTGCTGTTTCTCAGTCGTATTAACTGTCCTTGTTTTAGGTGCATCTAAAATAGTGTGATTTGTTGTTTCAATCTCATAACCACGAATAAATGCTCTACCTGGTGAAATTTTATATACTAATAAATCATCAGATGCAGTTTCTCCCGCAGGAGTAAACTGACCTTCCTGATATAGTCCTCTATTTCCAACATTATCATTTAAAGAGTTTAAAGGAGTAACATCAAAAGGCTTAGTATAATAATCTCCTGACTCTGCATAAGTTCTTCTGGCCATTAC